ATTAGAATGCAGGAGGAGCAGGCCAAGATGCAGATGGAGGCTGAAAAAATGCAGATGCAAGCAGAACTCAAGTCTCAGTTGATGGCTGAAGAGTTCAACTACAATATGAAACTGAAAGATGTTGAGGTTGAGGGACTATCTAAAAGAGAAGATGCCAAAGAGACGGCAAAGGACAAAAGAATAGATAGACAGAACACTCAACAATCTAAACTTATTGAGCAGAGGAAAAAAGATTTACCTCCAATCAACTTTGAATCATCAGAGGATAACTTAGATGGATTTAACTTCGGTCAATTCGGTCCGAGATAAAATATATATATTTGCATAAAATTTAATTAAATGGCAATTCGAGTAAAAGACATAGGCGTTTCTCAGGAAAAGTCTAAACAAGAAATAGAGGCGAAACTTTTGGAGGAGCATGAGGCGAAGAACGCTGAAGTGCAGGAGGTAAAAGAGGAGCCAAAAGAAGAAGTTCTTTCACAAGTAGAAGAGAGATATAGCAAAGAGATTGAATCTGTAGACGATTTAGTTTCTGAGAGAGAATCTGCTCCTGATATGTCTGAAGAGATGTTGGCTTATTATAAGTTCAACCAAGAAACAGGCAGAGGTATGAGCGACTTTATTGAGTTTAATAAAGACGTTGATACTATGGGAGAAGATGAAATCTTAAAGAAGTACTACACGTATGTAGAGAAAGGTCTTGATGCTAGCGATATTGATTTGTTGATTAATGACAAGTTTGGTTTGGATAAAGAAGCCTTGACTGAGTCACAGATGAACAAAATCAAAATCGAAAAGAAAAGAGAGTTGTCTAGAGCCAAGGATTATCTTAACGACAAAAAGCAAGAATACCTTACTCCAGTTGAGTCAACGGAGGGTCGCAAGTCACAAGAAAATTCTCAAAGCAATGAACTCCATAAGCAGTTCTTGAAAAAGACTGAAGAGGTGTTCGGTGCTGACTTCAAAGGTTTTGATTTTAGCATTGGCGAAAAAAACTTTAGCTACTCTCCGGGTGAGGCACAGGATTTAAGAAAGAGTCAGTCCGATTTGAATAACTTCATTAGTAAGTATTTAGGTAGTGACGGAACATTCAATGATCCTGTTGGCTATCACAAAGCCCTTTCAGTAGCAATGAACCCCGAGAAATTCGCTAAGTTCTTCTACGAAAAAGGGAAAGCTGATGCAATTGAAACTGATGCTAAGAGAGCCAAGAACATTAATATGGAACCTCGGCAAGCTCCTAACTTCAATCAAGGCAATGGCTTAAAGGTAAGGTCTGTGGGAACACAGTCCGGTAAAGGTTTAAAAATAAAAAGTAAAAAGTAGGAAAAAATGGCAGGATCATTATTATCCACTCCTGGGTTTGATTTACAACCTAGTGGTGAAAGAGTTGCTCTAGCGAGTAACTACATCTCCAACTTCGACTTCTTGAGTCAGTATTTACCTGACACGTATGAGGCGGAGTTCGAACGGTATGGCAACAGAACTGTTGCTTCATTTTTAAGAATGGTTGGTGCAGAGATGCCAACTAATTCTGATTTAATCAAGTGGTCAGAGCAAACTAGACTGCACCCTAAGTACACTAACGTAAGTAGTAATCAAGCGGCAGGGCAACCCACAGCGGTTCTAGAGATTGAGGATGTCAATCCTAGAACAGGTGTTGAGATTGCAGAGCACGCTCTTAGAGTTGGTCAGACTATTATGATTTCTGAAAACACAGCTGGGTCAACTAACACTAACAAAGCAATCATTACTGGCGTATCTGCGATTGGTGATGCTACACTAACTGTTACTGTTGCATACTACGAAGCTGGTGGTCAGACATTTGGAAACAAAGCATCAGGAGCTAGAGTTTCTTTGTTTGTTTACGGTTCTGAGTTTGCTAAAGGTCAAGAAGGAATGGTTGGCTCTGTTGAGGCTACACCTGACATCTATGACAACAGCCCAATTATCTTAAAAGATAAGTACTCTGTTAACGGTTCTGACTTAGCTCAAATCGGATGGATTGAGGTTACAACTGAGAACGGTGCTACAGGTTACCTATGGTATCTAAAATCAGAGCACGAAACTAGACTTCGTTTCGAAGACTACATGGAGACTGCAATGATTGAAGCCGTTCCAGCTGCTGCTGGTTCTGGTGCTATTTCAGCTGCTGCTCCTGTTGGAAGCAAAGGTTCTGAAGGTATCTTCCACGCTGTAGAGACTAGAGGAAATGTTTGGAGCGGTGGTAACCCAACTACCCTTTCTGACTTTGACGCTGTTATTCAGAGACTAGACAAGCAAGGTGCTATCGAGGAGAATGTGTTGTTCATCAACCGTCAGTTTTCTTTCGACATTGACGATATGCTTGCTGCTCAGAACTCTTATGGAGCAGGCGGTACTTCTTACGGATTGTTCGACAACGACGAGCAAATGGCATTGAATCTTGGATTCAGCGGTTTCCGTAGAGGGTATGACTTCTATAAGACTGATTGGAAATACTTGAACGACCCTCAGTTCCGAGGCGGAATCACTGCTGGTAAAGTTAACGGACTTCTTGTCCCTGCTGGCTCTACCACTGTGTACGATCAAGTTCTTGGCAAGAATGCTACACGTCCATTCCTTCACGTTAGATATCGCGCTTCTGAAGCAGAAGACAGACGATACAAAACTTGGATTACAGGATCAGCGGGTGGAGCTGGAATGTCAACTAGTCTTGATGCAATGGAAGTACACTTCCTCTCTGAAAGAGCGGTATGTGTAATGGGAGCTAACAACTTCTTCATGTTCAAGGACTAATCCTTAACTAATGCGGGGGCTTCGGCCCCTGCTTTTTTAAATTAAATCAAATGAAAAATAAAGTACTACAGGATAAGGTGTATATCCTAAAATCAAAAGCTGCACCACTTAGTTTTATGTTGGCATCACGCCACACTAGAAGGTCTCCGTTACTACACTTTGACGGCAAAACAAATAGACCATTAAGATATTCTTCAAACCAAAAGAGTCCATTCGAGGACGAGCAGGATGGCAATGCTATCTTAGAACCAGTAATCTTTGAAGATGGATTTCTAAGAGTTCCTGCAACTAACCCTGTGCTACAAGAGTTCTTGTCACTACATCCGGGCAATGGCAGATTGTTTGAAGAGGTAGACTTAGAGAAGGACGCACAATCTGATGTAGAAATAATTAATCTTGAAGTAGATGCCATGGTGGCTGCAAGAGATTTAGACTTGTCTACAATGGAGAAGGTTGCTAGAATTTCTTTAGGTAGAAACGCAGAGTCTATGACTAGCGCAGAACTAAAGCGTGATATCATGATATTTGCAAAGACAAACCCAAAAGCTTTCTTAGAGACAATCAATGATCCTATTCTTGAGCTTCAGGACAAGGTCGCTAAGATGTTTGACCAAAAGCTGTTAAGCCTTAGGAATAAGAATAGAGATGTGTACTTCAACCTAGAGGGTAATAAAAAGAAAATGCTTACTGTCCCTTACGGGGAAGACTCTCAGTCTGCTGTGCTATCATACTTGATAACAGAAGAAGGAGAAGAAGTATTAAAAATACTTGGTAATAAACTAAAGTAATCGTATATTTGAATCGCTAAATGTTCATAATTATTGTTTAGAGGGCCCTCTCGGGGGCCCTTTTTTATTTTATTATATTTGCATAGTATTTTTTAACAACACAATTTTTTACTATGAAAAAGTTTATAAAACTTTCTTTTGACAACATGGACAACATAATTGCAGTGGACAAAATCCTTGCAGTTAGAGCTCGTGCAGGCACACAAAACGTCGACATCCATTTAGACGCTCAGTCTTTTAATGATGGTGATGCTGAGTATGCTACTGTCACGATAACATCAAGTCTTGCTAATACAGAAGCCAAGGTAAAGGAGCAACAAAGAGCCCTGGTGGCTGAAATCGGAAGTGCTTTGGAGACATCTTGGACTAACCCAATTTATGCTGTTACATTGCCATATGCAATTGAAGGCATTACATACGGCCAAAGAGACTTCGACGAAGGACTTGCTTAATCGAAAGGTTGTATTCAACTTTATTAGGGGTCGGTTTCGACCCCTTTTTTATTTTGTATCTTTAGCGTTATGATTAACGAAGTTAGAGAGACTGTACTCGCTATAGCAAACAAAGAGAACTTTGGATACATTACCCCAACCGACTTTAACAGATATGCAGTTAAGGCACAGCTAGATATTTTCACACAGCTGATGTATGACTACAATCACCAGGTCAACAAGCAGAATAAAAGGACAACAATACTAGGGGCATCAGTGGCATCTAACGATGACTTTGCTGACCTAGCTAAGAGAAAGCTAAAACTTATAGAGGAGTTCTCTACGTCAACTCCATTGTATGTTGCTAGCTCATCTGTCAGCGGTTCTCATATTCTTTCTCAGCCAAGTGATTCGTACTTCCTTAACACGCTGATGCACTATGGGGCTGCGACATTGACAGGTACTGCTAGTGGAGCATCTACTAGTTTCAACCTTCAAGACACGAGTGGGTCTACAACATTTACATCTGCTATGGAGGGTGCTCCAATTGTGAATACTACAACTAGGGCGTTTGGGTATATTACTAATGTTATAGACGGGAACAATGTCAACGTGTCTACGGATCTTATGTTTGCTTCGGGTAACGGATACCAAGTATTCCCTACATCTAGCACGGAGATTGAGCACCAAGAGAAAAGTAAAATACACAAACTGTTGGCATCAAACCTAACAGCACCATCTACTATATTCCCGGTATACACGGTTAGTGACTATGGCGTTACGGTGTATCCAAATACTCTTCCGAATACAGGGATAATCATAGCCAACTACATACGATACCCTAAAGACCCTAAGTGGACTTACATCGGTAATAACTTCAACCAATCGGCTGCAGACTACCAAGACTTTGAACTTCCAGAATCAGAGCTACCTGTTCTAGTTCACAAGATATTAGAGTATGCAGGAATAGAAATAAGAGAGCCTGCTGTGACTCAGTACGCACTTGGTCAAACAACTTTAGAAACTCAAGAAGATAGATAATGCCATACTTATCAGGATATCAATATTATGAAAATGCAGGAGCAACTCCTGAGAATGCCAATTGGGGGTCTTATCAGTACGTGTCGCTAAAAGACATTGTAAACAACTTCATCTTGATGTATATGGGCAACAATGAGCTATTGGCTAACGTGCCCAAGCAGAAGGTGTTGTTCCATGCTAAGAGAGCTATTCAAGAACTCAACTACGATGCCTTCAAAGAAATCAAAGCACTAGAGCTTGATGTATGCGACGACCTAAGATTTATACTACCACACAACTATGTGAACTGGGTTAGGATATCTCTGTTTAAAGATGGGGCGTTATTCCCATTGACCGAGAACATTCAGGCCAATAGCGCGAAGGCGTACCTTCAAGACAATGACTGTAGGATTTTGTTTGATGAAGAGGGTGAGATACTTGAGCCTGAAAGATCGGGCATAGATTTGGCTAGAATAAATTCTACAGCCAAGACTTTATATCTAAATGAATCTAGTCCATTCCATAACACTATGGGTTATTGTATTGATGGATGCTGGTGTTTTGATTATGCCATTGGAGGTAGATATGGCTTAAACACTGAGACAGCGAACTCAAACCCTACATTCAGGATAGACAACAAGTCAGGAGTCATAAACTTCTCATCTGATATGGCAGGTCAAACGTGCCTCCTAGAATATATATCAGATGGAATGGAGGGAGGAGACGATTCCTTGGTTACGGTAAATAAACTATTTGAAGAGTATGTATATGCGTACATTAAGTATTCATTACTGAACAATAGAGCAGGCATACAGCAGTACGTTGTATTAAATGCTAAAAGAGATAAGTCATCTTTACTTAGAAACGCAAAGATACGAATGAGTAATATGCACCCCGGTAGACTTCTGATGAACCTTAGGGGTCAACATAAAACAATTAAATGAAGCTAATTAGAAGTTTTGAGAAGGGCTATATGAACAAGTCCTTCAATAACAGGATACTACCCAAGGGTGAATACTCTGATGCCACTAACGTAGCTGTGTCTGCTGACGACCAAGCCATTGGTCTTGTTGAGGAGGCTGATGGTAACGAGAGGCTAACAGAGATTTCATTTAATGGAGTTAGAGCTTCGTTATTCGCAGAGTGCATAGGGGCTTTTACTGATGATGCTGAGGAAAATATATATTGGTTTGTTCACGACCCAGGAGGGGTCAATGCTGCGGGAGCCACTGCTCCTGCGTTAGACTACATATTGTCCTACAATATGGTAGAGTTGAGATTGATATACCACGTCGTAAGCTCTAGTGTTCTAAACTTTGACCCTAAGTATAGGATAAATGCCGTCAACAAGATTGATGACATGTTGCTCTTTACGGACAACTTTAACCCACCTAGAAAGATTAACGTCAATAGGAACTACGCATTCCCAACGGGATCACCATTGGTAGACGTAATAACTCAGGATGATGTAAACGTTATTGTTAAGCCACCTGAGTGCTCACCTACTGTTGTTGCATTCGACAATAGCTCTGAAGAAAACTTTATAGAGGATAGGTTTATATCTTTTGCGTATAGGTATAGATATCAAGACGGGGAGTACAGTGCACTATCTTCGTTCTCGGAGGTGGCGTTTGATGCAAGTAGATTTGATTTAGAGTCAGGCAACTTCGATAATTTAGGAATGCTCAATAAGCACAACGCTGCTAGGGTGACTGTCAAGACAGGACCATCTAGAGTTATTGGCTTTGACATTGTATTTAAGTTGAGCGATTCAACCGTTATTAATGTCATTGAGCGAATAGATAAAAACAAATCACTCATCGCTGATGATATTGACTACACTATTGTGTTTGACAATAGTAAGATTTACACGGTTCTTCCTGAGGGAGAGATAGGCAGACTATTTGATAATGTCCCATTGACCGCTAAGGCTCAAACAATAATGGGCAACAGGCTTATGTACGGGAACTACGAAGAAGGTAGAGACCTTATTGACGTTGATGGTAATCCTGTTAAGCTGGACTACAATGCGGAGCTAGTTGCCACCGAGGTTGGAACAGAAACTGTAGATGCTACATTATCTGCGTTTACCTACACTATCCACACGCCCACTAGTAAACCAAACGCAACAGCTACTTTTGCTGTACCCGTAGATAAACTGAAGGCAGGGAATGAAATTTCATTTAGGATTAGGTTCTCTGGAAGCTCCTTCTCAGGCGCGAGTGCACCAGGTTCTAATCATCCGATAACGTCGATATCGTTCTTTTACAAGTTGCCTAGAGACTTTTCATCTGTGGCGGATTTAGTTTTAAGTCCCGATGGGATATCTTCAATAATTGGAACGTCATCTAGTGGATCATTCCCTATAGTGTCTCCAATATCTTCATCCTCTTGCTCTAGTAGTCTTGGCACAGATGTGTTTAATTGCAGTGTGTTGAATAACAATCCTGCTGGATACACGTTGCTAGGAACGGGAACGGCAAATGTGGCCGAGCCCATAAAGATTGGATACTCAGGAACAAACATAACCCTGACTATACCTGCTGTAAAAAGAGATAATGGGTCAGGGAATATATCATATGAGTACATGCAGATTAGTTCGGCTAGCCTAGACATAAGCATAGGCGATTCGTTTAGAAGTCTTCATAGCAATAGGGATTACGATGTTGGGATTGTATATCTAGATGAATACAAGAGGTCAACCACTGTTCTTATAAGCAGGTCAAACACTTTGTATATACCTGCTGAAAACTCAGTCACAAAGAATACAATTAGAGTAAACATACCCACTACTCAAAAGCCACCAGCTTGGGCTACTAGTTACAGGTTCTTTGTTAAGCCATCAGGCGGGGCTTATGAAACGATATACTC